CTGGTGCGTTTGACACTAACCCTACGTATTCAGGTAGTTTTATTCCACAATTGTGGTCTAACAAGCTGAATGCAAAATTCTTTGCGAACACAATGATGACTGACATCGCCAACACTAGTTGGGAAGGCGAAATCAAGAATCAAGGTGATTCAATTCGCATCCGTACTGCACCATCAATCACTATCAATGATTATGCTGGAGCTGGTACGACTTTATCAAGTGAAGTTCCTGTACCTATCTTTCAAGATTTACAAATCAACAAAGGTAAGTATTTCAGCGTACAGGTCAACGATGTATTAGCACACCAAGCTGATATGGACTTGATGAACATGTTCACTGATGACGCTGCTAAGCAGTTGAAGATTGCAATCGAAAACGAATGCTTCTTCCAGTGGTTTGTAACAGAAGGCGCAGCAGCAGCTAACAAAGGCGCATCAGCTGGTGCTATCTCAGCAAGCTACGGTCTAGGTACTGACACTGTACCAGTTAACCAAGCTACATCTGGTGAAATGTTGAAGATGATTCTACGTATGTCAGCTGCGTTAGACGAGCAGAACGTACCAGAAGAAGGTCGTTGGTTGATTATGTCTCCGCACGATCGTCACATCTTGATGCAATCAGACATTGCACAGGCGTACTTCACTGGTGACCAGTCAAGTATCGTTCGTACTGGTAAGATTGGAATGCTAGACCGCTTTACGGTTTATGTATCTAACTTACTACCTAAAGGTACTACATCTAAAGCTACAGTTGCAGGATTAACAGCAACTTCAGCAGGCGCTACGCTTTCAAATGCTAAGCCACGTCGTATGATGGTAGCAGGTACTTCAGACGCTGTGTCATTTGCTTCGCAAATCACTAAGACAGAGCCTCTACGTAACCAAACAGATTTCGGCGACATCGTTCGTGGACTTTCTGTATATGGCCGTAAGGTTGTTAAGCCTGAAGCTCTAGTTACAGCGTTGATTGGAACTCCATAAGGAGGTCTAGTTAACTAATTGAGGAGGGGGGAAACTCCCTCCTTATATCAACGTACGGAGTAGAATGTGGCAACAATAAAAGTTATAGAAGTTATTAAGCGCGTAGAAGATGTTCTGCAAGATTCAAATGTACGATGGCCACGCGTCGAGTTGCAAAATTGGCTTAATGAGTCGTACTTACAAATTGCGTTACTAAGACCTGACGCTAGTTCTAAGACCGGTACACTTACTTGTGTTGCAGGTAGCAGACAAACAATCACATCAGGATTCTCCACTGCGCTACGTTTACTAGATGTAGTAAGAAATTTAGCATCTAGCTCAGACAAAAAAGTAGTTCGCCTTATAGATAGAAGTGTTTTAGATGACCAACGCCCAGCTTGGCATACTGACACCGCTTCGGTAAATATTCAAAACTATACATTTGATGTTAGGCAACCTAAAGAATTTTTTGTGTTCCCTCCAGCTACTACCTCTGCTCAGCTAGAAGTAGTGTACGCTGATTTACCTGGGGCACATAGTCTTAGTGCTTCTGCACTAGACCCAACCGGCAGTAATGCCGAAGTTATAAAAGTAGATGACACATATTTAAGTGTTATTACTGATTGGATACTATACAGAGCTTTCTCTAAAGATGCTGAATTTGCAGCTAACGCTGCTAGAGCAGGTGCTCATTACCAGACATTTATGTCGTCTATAGGTAATAAGACGCAGAGTGATATGGGCTCTTCACCTACGGAGGCAGTGTAAATGGCTACTACTTTATGGGCAAGTTTTTACCCTTATGTACAACCTTATGTTCCTGGGTGTCCAGAAATTGTTATAGAATCGCACTTACAAGAGTCTGCTGCTGATTTTTGTGCTGAAAGTGAAGTTTGGCGGTACACTATAGAACCAGATTACACGAGTAATGGTGATTCAGACTACGAGATAGATGTTACTAAGGGTACGCTTTTAGAAAATATAATGTACCTATACTTAGATGGAAACATGATGCAGAGAGTGTCAGAAAGGCACTTTAAACCTGCTGTTAACAAAGACGGCACTGCTATAAAAGGCACGCCAACTTATTTTTCGGTGCTAGACGATAACAGTATTCGCTTGTACCCAACCCCAGACCAGAAATATACGTTTAACGGTCTAGGTGTACTTAAACCAAAATTATCTGCTACTGGAGTAGAAAGTTTTATTTTCGACACTCATGGTCGCTCTATAGCGGCAGGAGCTATTGCTAGACTTGCGGAGATTCCTAATAAAGAATGGAGTAACCCAGACTTAGCTATGCAGCATCGTATTGATTATGAGCGTAAAATTTCTAACGCTAAAGGAAGAGACACTAGAAGAGTTAATCTTCGCGTGGCTTCTGTAGGCTTTGCTGACTAGGAGGATAAATGGCTGAAACTTTTAAATATGTTCAAGGTGATACCGGCCCTCAGCTGCGTATAACCCTGACTGATGAAGATACAGGCACCGCAACTGACTTAACAGGTGGTACTGTGAGGATGCACTTCAGGGCTGCAGGTTCTACTACTTTACTGTTTACTAAAACTCTAACTATTAGTTCCCCTGCTAACGGAGGTATTGTGCTCGTTTCTTGGGCATCTGGGGAGCTGAACCAAGACCCAGGGACTTACCATGGAGAAATAGAGGTGACTAGAAGTGGGGGAGTTGTAGAAACGTTATATGACGTAATTAAGTTCAAGATTAGAGAGGACTTTGCGTGAATCTAAAATCAGTAGTAGCAATTGCTGCCCTTAAAGCCGCTTACAAGCGGTTAGGGATTACAGCTTCTGTTGCTCCTGACCTTTCTGATTCTGCAATAAAAACACTAGGTATATCATACAAAGCTAAACTCTTGCCTATTCTCATGGCTATCGAGCTTGGTTACTTTATTACAGAGATTGACATTGAAGGTAATGCTTTTGTACATGATGGTACAGGCGTAGAAGATGGATTTATATACGCATTCTTAAAGGGTTTATCAGATGACCCTGCTCTAGTTGATGATGCAGTCTTTGCGTTCAACAAAGTTATTAACGATTCCCCTTCAGTTACCCATACAGAAGTCTTTGATTTTTATAAGAATATTGCTAACGAAGCTGCTAATGTAGCAGAAGCTCATTCACTAAATTTAGGTAAAGCTATTCCGGATTCGCCTACTGCTGTAGATGTATACACATACGCTGCAACTAAAGCGTTAACAGAAGCTCCGGCCATGACAGATTCTTTTGATTACGCTACTGGTAAAGCATTCACAGAAAGCCCTGCATTAACAGATGCTATAGTAAATGCTTTCTTTAAGAACCCAGCTGACGCAGCCGGCACAACCGATGCTGCAGTTTTTGATAGAAATAAAATTCTTAGTGACAGCGTAAATGCTACAGATGATATAGACGGAGCAGCGTCTACTAACGACGATCAAGAAATGCAGTTTGTTAAGAATACTAGCGAAACTCCGTCGGTTAGTGATGTTCTTGCAATTGTTGCTGCATTTACTAGAAGCTTCACAGAAACGCCTTCAATAACAGATTCAGACACTATAGAAACGGGCAAAAATGTAACTGAAAATCCGTCAATTAGTGAAACGCACCATTATAATTTTGATAAACTATTAGGGGATACACCTGCTATAAATGACGCTTTTGCGCTGCAAGTAACGTTAAATCCTTTTAGTGAAGCGCCAGGTGTTACAGATACACCTAGTGTGGTGCCTAACAAAATTGTTTTAGAAACGCCCTCGTTGACCGACGCGGGGTCGTTACGAAGTCAAGGATACTGCGACTTCACCTTTTTTGAGGAAGACTATGTCGGGGCTTCCAGAACATTTTAATAGGAGTTAATTATGATTAACGAAAACTTGAAGCTCTCCGGTCAGTTAGGAATCGTCCTTAGAGACAAGGACGGTAACATAAAGGAGGAGCGCACAGAAAGAAACCTTGTAGTAACTACAGGGCTAAACTATATTGCGTCTAGAATGAAAGACGCTTCAGCGACAGCGATGACGCATATGGCTTTAGGTTCAGGTACTACCGCTGCAGCCGCAGGGCAAACAGACCTTGTAACTTTACTAGGGGCTAGAGAAGCTTTAGATTCTACTACTGTTACTGCAAATGCAGTTGCTTACGTAGCATCTTTTGAGGCTGGTGATGCAACAGGTGCTGTAACTGAAGCAGGAATTTTTAACGCTGCATCAAGTGGAACCATGTTATGTCGTACTAAGTTTAACGTTGTTAACAAAGCAGCAGACGATACTATGACTGTAACTTGGACAATTACTTTATCAGCTTCTTAATGGGAATAGGTGTAACTTATGTCTACGATAGTAAATCGAAACGCTAAAGGGTCACCTCTAACTAATACTGAGGTAGACTCGAACTTTTCCAACCTAAACACCGACAAGATGGAGAAGTCGAGTAACCTCAGTGATCTTTCTAATGCTGCTACAGCAAGAACCAACTTAGGCGTTCCTAGTACTTCTGCTGCTACAGATGAGGCAATAGCTATGGCAATTGCACTTGGCTAGGAGAATAATATATGGCAAACACGTTTAAAAGATTCACAAGTAACAGCGTAGGGACGAGTTTAGCAACAGTTTATACTGTGCCTTCAAGCACTACTACAGTACTTATTGGAGGCGTGGTGTCAAACGTTACTTCAAGTACAGTAAATGTAACTGTGACAGCTACAACAAGTTCTACTGTAATAAATTTAATAGGTGAAGATACGCCTATACCGGCAGGTACAGCGCTATCATTTATTGATGGTAAAGTCGTATTAGAAACTGGAGATATAATTAAGGTAAAGAGTTCAGCAGCTTCATCGCTTGATGCTCATTTATCTGCCATGGAGATAACCTAATGAGTGGATATATTGGAAGAGGACAACCGGTATCAATAGACGATGGTGCTATTGAGACAGTTGATATTGTAGATGATGCAGTTACAAACGCCAAAATAGCTACTAACGCAGTAACTGGTGACAGCATAGCTGCCAACGCAATAGGTTTATCAGAACTAAGTGCAAGCGGTACAGCAAGTAGTTCTACCTACCTTAGAGGGGATAATAGCTGGGCTACAGTCGCATCAACAGTATTTCCGTTTTACAAAGCAGACGGCAGTTCAGATACAATAGCAATAACTAACGGACAGTTTCCATTTTTTAAAGCGGATGGCAGCGCAGATAACATAGGAGTTTCATAATGGCAGATAAAGTACCCGTAAAAGCAAAATTCACTGGCAGCGATGTCACTGCTCTTGGAGAATTTGAGAGTGGAGATACAATTGCAGCAAGTTTGCTAAATGGAGCATTACCGGCAATTAGCGGAGCGGCTCTAACAAATTTACCAGCAGATTCTACTAAATTACCTCTTGCAGGAGGTACATTAACAGGAGCACTTACAGCTAAAGTAGCAACAACAGCAACAGATACTGATACATCTAATACAGGTAATATTACTTTAGATTTTAGTGCTAATCAAAACTTTGTGTTAACACTAACAGGTAATATAACATTAGTAAATCCTTCTACAGAAGCTGTTGGACAATCAGGATTTATAGCATTTATACAAGATGGCACAGGTAGTAGAACTGTAAGTTTAGGTACAGATTATGAGACTGCTGGAGCAGCAGGTTTAACGCTTACATCAACAGCATCAGCAACTGATTTAGTTCCTTACTTAGTTGTAGCTAGTAATCGTATTTTACTAGGAACTCCACAATTGGCTTTCGCATAATATGGCAATAGGTTCACCACAATGGATGTATAAGTCTGGAGAGGCTTACGAGTTAGAGCAGAGTCTTAAGCTTAGTGAGTCTAAGAGTTCTTATTTAACTAGAACTCCAACAACTACAAGTAATAGTAAAACTTGGACTTGGAGTAGTTGGGTCAAGCGTGGTACTCTGGGTGTTGAAAGACCCATCTTTGCAGCGGGAACAAGTTCTACCGTGGCAGAAACTGGATTTGGTTTATATTTCTTTACTGATGATTGTCTTAGATGCTGGGTTAATGGAGGCAATGCTTCTTTTAGGACTACAGCTAAGTACCGAGATACTTCTGCTTGGTATCACATTGTAT